AAAAAAAATCAAAAACTATATCAATAGTTTGTTCTCCGCTTCCTAATCCATTTGAAGTTGTAAACTCTTTTGTATACTGATAAGGACTGGCATAATCTGGAGTTGTTATATTAGAAAATGCATCATAAAATATGCTGTCATTTGGCAAATAATCAGATCCGTAAGGATTCTTTACAACGTATTCACTATCTGGATAACCTGCACTAAATTTAGAAGAGTCTATATAGCCCAATCCATTGATCGGATGACCAGAGCCAGCTCCAACATAAACTCCACCGCTTTGCTCAAATATTCTAACCGGACCTTTGTATATGTTAAAATTGTCTCCAAATGGTGAAGTAATATCTTCAAATGAGTTTTGCGTGCTATGAAAATAATTAGCGTTTCCTACCTCACCGAAAGGGTATTCTGTAAAATAGCCAAGCATGGGAGCAATACATTTTATCTGCTTACTTCCGTTCAAAAATACTTCGCAAGATTGCAAGTCGCCAACTCCCGAGTTGAATCTGGAATTGTTATACTCACTTGTAGCCTGATTGAAAAATACTAGACCTGATTGATCATTAGGGCCACTAACTAAATCATAGTTAGGGAATCCATGCATTATGGGATACCTTGTATTGTCATCAGTGCCTAAGCCTTTTATTTTTACCGTTAAGTTCTGTCCGCCTGTATTAAATTTTATTCTAACTTTTGCTTTTTGACGATAAAAGTAATGGGGATAATCCTCGTTATTCAAAACAGTTGCGCCATCTTTAAGATATGAAAAAAAACCATTGAAACCATCACCTTCCACCGTGTCTATTATGTCTTGCTCCGAAGCTCCCATGTAATTACCGTCATAAGCGATGTGCTCTTCTAATTCTAATAATCTTTGCGTAGCGTCTTTTGAAAAATAACATTTAATAGTTGATTTTTTACAGTCCTCATCATTAGTAATAGTTATAGGATTACTTTTGTGGACACCGCCTTCTCTCCATACATAAACCCAATTGTCTAAAACAAAAAAAGTTAATTTGCCCTCATTAGCATCACCCGTGCCTAGCTCAAGATCGTCAACTAGATTTTCCCAATTTTTACTGAAGCTTACGTCATTTAAATCAAAACCGTCGGCTCTGCTAGCGTGTAAGACTGGAAAGCCTTCGGTTAATGCCGCTAGAGACTCTTCGTTAAAGTCCCTATAAATCCCAACTCCATCATCCCCTTCGGCATCTGGAGTAGCAGCAGCTTGCAAAGCATAAACTCCGTCACCATTTGAATCTATAGCGTTAACAGGAGAAAAGCATGCAGCTTCCTCTAAAGTAGATTCTGCGGTTTTCTTCCAAAATGCTGTAGGAAAAGGTTGCATTATCTGTAGTCATATCCAGTTACGTAACTAGTAAATATACCCGTATGGATTCTTACAAAAGTATATACGTTAGTTCTATTAGCTGTTATTTTTGGAGCAGCGTTACTACCATCTGCATCAGCTGGCATCATAACTGCATTTGGTGTGCCAGAGACAAAGTTCACTGACTGATCAGAAGCAGTTGTATTTTTTACATATAAAGTAAGAGTTTGTCCGTCTTTAGCGTTTAAGAAATCAAAACTGGAGACAGCTGAACTATTATCTTGAAATTGTATATTGCCACTAGACCAGTCTATCTTTTCTCCATTACCAGTTGCAACTACAGAGTGATAAGATACTCCACTTTGTATCTGGATGTCTCCAGAAACATACAAGCCAGAGGATCCTAAAACGCTGACATCACCGCTTATATCTCCACCTAATCTGGGATAAAAAGCGCCTGTGTCATGGTTGCCTATAACAAAGCCGGTCATAGTATTATCGACCAAGCTCCCAGTCATGCCAGTCCCCACTAAAGAACCTGTATTGTCCCAAATTTTTATAGTGCTACCCATGTTAGAATGAGCACCACATGCATAGTACAATCTTTCTGGAGCATTCTGAGGTACCTTAAAGTAGAGATTCTCTCCTTCTCCAGCTGCTCTTGAATTTGTTACGCCGCTTGTATACTCGTACGTATATGCCCCACCAGCACCTTGAGTTACGATAATAAACGGGTGACTGGCTGAAGAGGTGCTACTTCTGAATTTGTAAGTGTGACCTCTGTGAAGATTTATTGTCGGCTGTTGGACTTGGCTCGTAGTTATATGACTACCCGCAGTTATTTCGCTGAGGTAATATTTGCCGCCCGCTACGGTTATATCAAATTGCGTTCCATAAGTTCCGCTTTCGCTTAACTCTGTCAAGAAGTTGCCTGTTTCGTGATCGCCTACGAAAGTTCCGCTAGTGTGAATGTCTACAAATATTCCAGTTTCATGATCTCCAACAAACTGCCCAGATATTCCCGTGCCTACAAATTGGCCTGTCATGCGAATATCTATAAAATCTCCAGTTGCATTTACGCCAACTAGAACACCCGTAGTCGATTCATCAACAAAAATTCCAGTTTGAGACCTGAGAACAAAATTTCCTGTATCGCCTGTGTGAACTAGTATTCCTGTCATATCTTGATCAACAAGATTTCCAGTCATGTTCACGCCAACTAACAAATTGCCCGACTTGTGAATGTCTACAAACTCTCCCGTTTCAGCAGCTCCTACAAAATCTCCCGTGTTAAAAAATTCCAATCCATTTGCAGAAGAGTTGACCACAACTACTTTACCTGCATCTCCAGCATAATTGTTATCAACATCATCCAAATCTGTAAATGAGGTCGGAGAGCCGCCACCAGCAGCTTCTATCGCAGCGTATCCAGAATAAATTAAGCCGTCTCCATGCTGGTTTACTACTACTAGTTGACCTGCTGTTCCGTAACCGCCAGCAGGCGAACCGTCCACACCAGTATTAACATCTCTTAAACCAGTAAAACTGTCTGCAAAATGCCCAGTCATATGCTGCCCGACTAGATCGCCCGTTTCGCTTGCTCCTATAAAATGACCCGTGTCAAAAAATTCTAAAGCATTGGCAGCACTATTTACTGACACTATCTTATTCGCGGAGGAAGTAAAGTTAGCTGGCGTATCAGTAAGTCCTACAAAAGTTGCAGAGAGATCTCCATCAGAAACATTACTCCAAGTTACGTTACCCGCTCCATCTGTTTTTAAAAATTGATTGCTAGATCCGTCGCCTGTCGGCATAGTGAAGGCTTCACTGAAAGTCACTAATCCGCTAGTGTGTATTTTTAAAGCTGAAGGATTCTGCCTACCCGGACGAGATTCGCTGTCAGAAACAGATATTCCTGTATTAGCAAAAAATAAAATATCATGATTATTTCCAATGACTAATTGTTTTCCGCTTCCTCCCCCACCTCTCAAATAATAATTTCCGCTACCTATATTATTTGAAAGTACTCCTGTTGAAGAAATTCCTAATTCAAGAGTATCGGAATCGCTATTCATCGCTAGGAATTCAGCGTAAGCTGCTCCAGTGAACTGGGATTTTAAAGAAGCGTATGCATCCAGCCCGTCGTCAGTAGAACCAGTCGCATTCATAACTATTCTTTCTGAATGCACTGTTTTCCATCTATTTGAGCTTCTGCCTAAACTTGTTACTCTAGTAGTGTTAGGGAAAAAATCTTCTCCATTATCTATAGTTATACCAGAAGTCAAAAGGCCGGTGCTCGTCCATTTAGCAGAGATGTTTATAGGAACTCCACTGCCTACAACAAAGTCTCCTGTTTTTGCAGCCTCTGCAAATATGCCAGTTTCATGATCCCCTACAAATGTACCAGACTCGTTCTTGCCAACTAAAATGCCTGTCTCATGATCTCCTACAAAAGTACCCGATTCATTTTTACCAACTAAAATTCCTGTATCTGAATTAGAAACAAAATCACCAATATCACTGCTTAATGCAAAATCTCCTGTTTTTATTTCTTTACCACTTTGAAATATTTTTCCTGAAATGTCCGTGTCGGAATGCAACACATGATTAAGACCGGAAGAGATGTACTGGCCTGTTGTGGTTTCTATAACGTGAACTTTATGCTGGTCTGCATAACCGGTATAGTAGTTTATTTTTGCAGTTGATCCGCCTAATTGGTATATATTAGTTCCAGAAGTAGATCGTAGTTTTATAAAGCCATCTGTTCTAATAGCTATATTATCTCCGGCCGAATTTATAAAATTGTTAGAATTGGCGAACTGAATTTTTTCTCCAGTCGCCATAGTTACATCGCCACTAATTGTGCCGCCTACCGTCTTATCTAAATAGTTTCCAGTGCCTAAATGTAGATTCTTCGAAAAGGTTAGCCCTGTTCCATCAGGGTGACCAACAACAAACATATCGCCGCTAATTCCATCCGGGGTATCTGTAAGTCCTGAAAAAGTAGTATTAGTAGAAGCGACAGCATTCGCTATATCCTTCACGCTAGCGCTTCGGCTAACTCCGGAGTTAGCTACTATCATTAAACCTCCAGTAGGCACCGGGGATATCTGAGAAAGCTGAGATATTTTTTTATTGGCCATGCCTTATTCCTTCTATATTATACACTTTTTTAATGCAGTGGTATGTAGTTATCGACTAAGAGTGCATCTGATTCCTCTAGCTCTAAATGAAATCTTTCAAAATCTCCTGTTCCTCCATCCATTGCTCCAGTAGTCTCCAATAGATGAAACTCTTCTAATTTTTGATCTGCTAAAAAACCGCTTATAAACAAACCTTTAGATAAATCATCTGGATCTATCTCCGTACTAAAACTCGCTGTAAACTGTTTGTTTTCGCCTATTGAAGTATCATAATTAAATCCGTCTAATTTAGCCTTATTAAAAGAATATCTAATTAATTCATCTTCTCTTGTCTCAAAAGGAGTGACTCCGGCATGAATTGGCTCCCCTGTATTTGGGGTATCGCAAGTTTGTGGCATGTCCAACGTTATAGTAAAGTTATAGTCTTGATTTAAATTAACTAAGTCTATTAAAGATCCGGAGCTCATTTTTTCCACAGTCCCTGCAATATTTATAGTTACAGGAGCAGTGAAATTTACTTTTCTGCTAATAGGAAATTTATACCCTAAATTACTTTCAGTCTCTCTAGGTATGTCAAAAGATATTACATACGATTCTAAATGAAGGTTTGCAAAGTCTATCCCTAGTCCAGAAAAAGAGTCGACTGTAAAATTTATATCTCCCGGGCGAACTACTGATATTGGATTCCTTTCTATTCTTTTAGGTATGACGGAATTCATACCTTCAAATTGGTTTCCGCTCTTAGGGTTTATCATTGGAGATAAAAAACCGCTCCCGCTAGTTTCAAACATTATGTTTTCTCCAACATAGCTCAAATCTGCCCTTGGAAAGCTCCCTACAGATGCCTCTGTAGAATAAGAAGTCATATAACACCTTCCGAAAGATACAACATTATATCCAGTTGCATTTGGATCGGAAGGTTGTTGTGGATCTCTCTTAGTTAAGTCCTCTATTTTTTCTCCCGTGTAAATGTCAGCATGGTCTGAGCGCAAGGCTAAGTAAAAATTCTTTCTGTCTTTATAAGTTTTAGAGGGGAAGAACGGGTCATAACTACCACTTTGATAATAAAATTCTTTATGCTCCTCCTCATCAACAAAACCAGAAAGTAAAGTGTGGCCTGTATTACTTTCGTAAAATGGCGCGCCACTAAAAGGCTCTTCGTACTGAGGATAGTTTACATATAGTCCAAGCTTAGCTTCGTTTGAAACATCTGCCACTAAATAACTAAAAGTAAAGTTTACCTCTGGCGGATTAATAATTGGCCTACTTAATACTGATCTAGTATTCAGTTGATTTATTTGAGTGTGAGGTATACTAATATCATAAGATAGATTCTGTACTCTATCTAGTTGTTTAATTAAATTATGAGTCTGTAAAGGATTTGAATAATCGCTATTAGGACTGCCTCCGATATAGCTTAAAAAGTTATGACCAGATGGGCCTACAAAAAGCGCCTCTACATTGTAAATAACTCTTGACATTATTCTCCATCATACTTACTACAGTAAAGTATACCAGCAAGAAAATCATCTACTTGGTGCTCGTAAGCTATAGATTGAATTTCTTTTACTCTGTCCTCATTTCTGTCTATTGGCTCTGCTGCATATCTTCCTGCTTTAGCTAGCCAATTTTCTGGATCCTCATTATGGATTACGATATTAGAAATCTGTTGGGCAATTTCTTTTTGAGTTTTATTTAGGCGTTTTCTATTATGAAGCTGTCTTAAAGCAGACTCTACTTCTAAATTTAATTTATCAGCTAATCCAAGGTTGTCTTGAATTTTTGTCAAACTAAATCTTGTCTGCTTATCTGCTTTTAGGCCTATTGGATTTTTTGTATCAGTTTCTTTTGGAACTCCAGTGCCCTCCGGCCTTCCTTTTTGCTGAGGGACAGGCTTAGCTTTTTGGTTAGGTACATCTCTGGGAGGTTTATTTCCTAACACTGGCTCATACAATCCATCATCTTTATAACTTTTGAGCTTCTGCTGAGACTCCAAAGACTCTTCAACTGTCGGCATGCGGCCAGACTCGATAGCTTGTATACCTTCTTCTGGTGTAAGCACGCCCAACTCTATTAGTCTGCTATATACTCTAGCATAAATAGAATTATCTCTTAAGTCTAAATCTTCGAAGTGCGGAGTAGGATAGTTTTTAAAGCCCATCTCTTTAGACAGTCGTTTTATTTCCGGAATTAGGAAATCATTAATAAAGACTTTTCTGCCTTCATTCAGCCTTTCCATAAATACCTGAACTTTTATACTGGAGTTAGCAAACTTTTCGTCGCTCAGAAGAATATTATTTAATCCCATTTGTATGTCGTGATTACATACTTCATATTTTTTAGGGTCAAGTATCCCTGCAATGTCAGGTATAACAAATTGAGCTTTTGTAGTATAATCAGAAATCAAGACTCTGCCTACTGATTCGTTCTCGAAAAGCTTTTGCATTGCCAGAAGATTCTTTTGGTTAACTCCGCCTTTCTCAGGCTCAGCGCCCATCGTCACTAACAAGATGGCTTGGTTTGTGGTTCTAGTAAGAGCCATGTCCATCTTCTTCATTTCTTGCTTCCAGTTTATATCCTCTAGGACTGGATATCCCATAGGGACAGCAAATGGCTCATAATCCTGCTTTTTATAAAAAACAGCGGTCATTTTTTCCATCGGCAAACGAATGGACACGGCATTGTAACCGGGCTTCTTGCCACCTTGGCCCTTAATCTGCTTTACAGCTTCTGGATCTAAGCTTTCTAAGACTTGTCTATCTTCTTCGGTTTTAGGGTTCCTTAATCTTTCTAATTCATAATCAGAAAGTATTTTCCTAAACTCTCCTGTGGCGAAAGTAATATTTCCTGATATTTGTATGTCGGCAGGATTTAAAATAATATATCTAGCAGGCAAAGAAAAAGAAGCTTCGGAGGTTAGCCCAAACGTTTGCGTCATTTTAGTAACGTCAGCTTGAGAAACATTTGCGTCAAACCTATGAATGAAAACATTTCCTGATCTGTAATATTCTCTAAAAAATTTACTCTGAAGGTTATTTATGTTAACTTTTTTTAGCAGAGCTTCGAAAAACTCTTTGGATTTCCTACTACCTCCAGTGAAGTAAATATCACTCATGGAGAACTCTGTCATTAAATCAATTGTATTTCTAAATACAGAGAAGTTGTAATAAGCTTTTTGACAAAGGACTATAGTGTCTCTTATATCTAAGCTAGAATTATTTGTTATGCCTTGGGAATATCTAAACGGAATTATCCCGTCGTCAATATTACGGTATCTATCTGTACGTTCTATAGACCCAGCTTTATTACGCCGCGATCTGGTAGAGGCGACAGTCTCAATAAAATCTCCACCCGCCATTAAAGGCTCGTTAACGGAGTTTTCGTTCTTAGCTTTTCTTTTAACTGCCATTTTAACTTTAAATTACACTTAATCAATCATCCTTGGAACAAAAGTCGTATTAACTTCTTCGACTTTTTGCTTTTTCATATCATTATAGGCTTTGACGGCCCAGTTTCCCAACATTAATGTTGTATAGTTATCTTTTCTTGCTCTGTTAGCAGAGTTGCTTCTTCTTAAATGCTGTGGTAAATCGAAACTCTGAGTCCCTTTCGCAGTTGATTTTACTTCTACTAGCGCACACTGCTTCTTTGTTTGATAGATTAAGTCGTCTTGAGTCTCTATCATTTCGCCGATATCTTCAAAATGAGTAAGCTTTAATGGAATTTTACTAGAAGAAACTTTTGAAAAGAAACTGCCGTATGCTGCGGTTCTGGACGCGAAAAATATTTTTTTATGATCTATGCAAGACTGTAAATACTCATTGGCGTTTCTTAAAAATTCAGAACTAAATACTTGCTTAAAACAAACTATATCATCTTTAGGGCTATAAACTCTCTTGACTCTTTTAAGTTCATTGTCG